CTATCTCTAAGAGGTTAGGATGCAGCGTAGGTTCGCCTCCCATAAGGAGAATCAAATTCCACCTATGCTGATTCGATCTGGTCTGACGAATAACCTCATGAATACTCTGAAGCCCAAGGTCTGTGCCAACGCCTGACAGTAGGTCGCAGCGCCTTGTGCAGTTAGGGCAAGATAACGTACATCGGTAGGTGATGTCCAACTCGAATACGTTAGTCCTCCAAGTATGTCTACTCATCTCCTTTCTCCCATCGTGTAAAAAACGCTTTGTTCTTCCCTTTGTTGAATCCATGCAAGAGCCTCCATTTCTCTCCTATCTCAAGGATAGCTGGAGGTTGATTTGGCTTACCATAAACGCCAAAATCATAACCCTTGACTATATCGACAATCGAAGCGTTATAATGAAACTGCTTCTCTGGATTCCCTTCAAGCAACAGAGGTGTTGTCCTCTGCACGAACTCCCCAAGAATCAGTGATGGATGACCACTGAATCCAAGGTATGAGCGCTCATGTACTGGACATTGGAAGTATCTACCATTCCATGGGAACCAATGGCCCCAATTCTTACAAGCCTCGGCATCAGTCCTCCAACGTGGCAACCTCAAATATGCCAAGTTAGGAAAGTCACGCATGAGCGCTATCATATCTCTGACATCAAGATCAAGCAGTAACTCCCAGTCATCTTCAAGATGGAAGACGTACTCGTTAACCGTATTCTCCCAACACCATTTAAACGCCTTCGGGAAGTTCGGCTCTTTTGGAAAATTGGCAACTACTGTCTTGAAATACTGTTTACAGACTTCGTACACTGCAAAAGAATCTTTGTCAGTGCCTATTGGGTCTATATTGACCACAAGCCTAAGTGCTGAAGGGTCAAGCTTATTAAACATTCGAGAGAAAAAAGACTCCAGTGTGCGATCTACCACTTCACTTCTACGGCAAGCGGTCATTGTCACATCAAGCAGCATGCTACCTCCTTGCAACGAACAGGTTATCTCGGATACGTGCAATCTCTGTTTTTTTGGCCCATGGCGTTAAAAACTTCCTGCACTGCTGTTGTGCATCTTCATCAATTGAACACCCAAGCACTCGCAGGATTGACTCCCAATAGCCCCGAGGCTGGCAATTCGCGTCCCAATATCCTGAAGTCTGTTTCTCATAAGCGTTGAAGACGATCACATCTGCCGCCTCCATCATATTTTTAAGCGCTTGGACAGAAAATCGCTCTTCTATGTGTGGCAGGACATTCCAGCAAGTGGCTATTGAAAACTGCTGCTCTAATACCATCGGAAATCTCATGTCAAAGATTCTCAACCTACCATCAGGTAGCAGCGTGTGGGCCTTTGCATTCTTTGTTCCCTCTATACCAAGGACGCTTAACCCCATATTGTCCAACATGTAGCAAGCGAAGTCTCCACAACCGCACCCAAAGTCAACTACCGAGAACGGCGAAAACACCTCGGTAAGCATCTCACTCAGGATTGGCGCTCTCCACCCTAACGCTTGACGTGCCTTGTAATATCCTTCTGTGTATACAGTCGTCAGGTCTTTCATATCGCCACCTCAAAGTACCCAAGGTTCTGATAGATGGCCTTGATTCCGGGCTTCCCTGCCCACCTTTCCAACGAGGCTTTAACTGCAACCTCCACTTTCGGTTTTCTTACATACCCAAGCCTGCCGAACAGAATCTCCCAATAACCCATGGGCTGACAATTGACATGGTAATGCCCTCCTTGCCCCGGAGGTGCAAAAGAAGCAAGAACTCTGTCACTCAGATCGGTAACATTTCGCACAAAGATCAGCGCCCAATCTGGCTCTATATGCTCCGCAACCTCAAAACAGGTAACAAGATCAAATTTCCTGTCAACCACTTTATTGACTAATGTTCGTAGATCGTGGATATATACATTCTCCTTTGGACACTCCAAGAATGGTAAGCATCCTTTTGCGCCTTCGAGACCATAAGCATCAAGGCCCAAGTCCATGAAGCCCTTTACGATATCTCCTACAGCGCATCCTACATCAATCGTACTTTTGACATCAGGAAACTGCTTTAGAATAGCCTCACAGACAATTGGCGCTCGCCAGCTAAGCTTGAACCTCTTGCCAAAAAAGCTCTGTTTGTAGATCAGGTCAAGCTGTTCCATTAGTGCCTCCAGCAAAGGTGCTTTGGCGCTTTGCGAATTATCGATAGCCCTGCATACGGCCCCGGAAGGGTTACGATCTCAAAATCCTTATATTTAGGGCTTCGTCTGATCGTCCATGCCGCCTCCCATGCATTGTCGCAGTATCCGGGTGTAATCAGTGACTCTGCTACTGGGTAGGTATCATGCAGAAGAATGAGGCCAGTACCTTCTCGGACAAACGGAGCCAAACGATCAACATCAGCGAGAACGGCCTGCTTTGAATGATCTGCATCGATGAATAGCATGTCTATTGGGTCTTTCCACGTCTTGGAGAACTGTTCAGAAGTCATGATAAACTTCTCGACATTTGGCAACTGGGCTATCCTACCCCAATCCACATTGTCAACAGCAACCGCACGTTTGACCAGTGGGGCGAGCATGTTGAAAGTCTGTGCTTTTCTGATACCTATTTCAACGTAGGTATGCACCTCAAAAAGCTTAATCAGTTCAGCCATCAACTCCCTATGTTCTGTAACTTTCCATACTTTCATAGTAACCTCCTAAGAGCCTCCACGTCTCCAGACAGCAAAACCGGAAGCATGCTTTGTATTTCATCGTCAGGACGATTCCACCACTGTAGCTTCAAAAGAATCGAAACCACATCCTTCGGAAATCTCGTCTTGACGATCTTGGCTGGATTTCCTGCCATCACAGTGTAAGGCGGTACGTCTTTCGTAATGACTGACCCTGCGCCTATACAAGCGCCGTCTGCTATTCTGACACCCGATAGAACTGTTACGTTTTGACCAATCCATACGTCATTCCCCACTATTATATTTCCCTTAGAGTGTGGGTGTCCCTGTTTGTTGTATCCCCACAACACGTTAAAGGGATAGGTTGTAAACCAGTCTGGTCTATGATCTACACTAAGCAAGAATACTACACCAGCAGCAATTGAGCAGAAGCTACCAATCTCGATGTATTGAGGCATTCCACGAGAGGCTAAGACGGTAGGAATGCCGTATGTGTGTTTTCCTATTTTGTAGCCTTTAAGATGCTTCGCGTCTTTAGTGTAGACAAGGCTCATTTCACGCCCCGAATCTTTTGCAGTTCGAGCGCGAAGGCTTCCTTTTCAGCCCTTAGAGTCTCCCGAAGGTCTGGCAGGATGTCGAGGGAGGCTCCGACTTTATGATAGATGACATTGTTAAAATCTCTGTACCAACGGTACTTCAGCATAGCCGTGTGGTACCAGAACCAGTCATCTCCACAGAAAGTCCGAAACTGCTCTACTGGGATTCTTGGCAGTTTGTCGAGAATATCCTTTCGGTACGTGAAGGCCCATCCTTCCCTACGCTTCATCGGAGCAACATCAAAGGCCAGTGGAGCGTTTAGCTTTGCCCTTTCAAAATTCTCTATGGTATTCTCTGTCTGTGGACAGATGACTGCACAATCAATAAGTTGAAACGGCGCTACCAAGCGCTCGAAGAATCTTTCGTTTAAAATGATATCGTCATTCAGGATAGACAGCAAGTCACACTTTCCCACGTGCTTGATGCCAACATTCCACGACTCATTTACGCCAATATTCTGTGGATACTTCATAACAGTAAGCTCAAGGTGCCGCCACTGGATATGTGGGTTATAAGTCTCATCCCGATTTGAATTGTCGATTATCAGGATTCTTTGTGGATGGACTGTGTTTCGCTCTATACTGGCAAACATCTTATCTGCCAATCCTGTATTAACAACTGGAACAATAACCGCAAGACGTGTACCCATTCTATTCTCCTGTTTTAAACCCTCGTAACTGCAAGAGCTTTTGTTTGAAAATATAGAAGTCAGCCACGAGATCGGCTGAAAGCTTCATGACGTGTTCTATCTTAAGAGCGGCAAAATGGACTACAGGAATAACTACTGATTTGACTTGGCCTTCTGGATGATCTGTTGCAAGCGCTTGCACAAGGGAATAGAAACCATCGGTCTTTTTCATGTAGCCATAATAGTCAATGGCAAACGGCACTGGAGAGGCAATATTTGAACCAAGTCTAAGGCCGAAGTTCTGCGTGGCAAGTTTTCCATTACGAACAGAGACTAATTCTTCCTGTCCAATCTCTTTACATTTCACTCCATTTTCTACTATCAAAAGCTCAAACAGGTTGAGATATTCATAAAACTCCATATTCCCTCCAAAGTGCCTCCCTATCGGCCTTTGGATTGGCTCGAAGGAATTTGAATAATCGCCACATAGCAGGTAGGATAACGGCTTCTACGCTGCTCTCATCTTCAAAATATCTCTTTACTTCAACTCTTCTTTCCTCGGTGCATACTTCAAGTGCGTTATGAATATCCACCGCAAGAGCTTCAGGATTGAGCGAATTTAACGTTACAAAACTTAGCGGGGTCTTGAAGGTAAAGGGCGCATGATACTGAGTATTGGCAAGCATAACTGGAGTGCCACAAGCCATGGACTCCAGTACCCCTCTATCGTTCTGGCCTGCTCCTCCGACATGGACAAAAAGCTTTGAGCGATTTAAAATTTTCCCCACTTCAAGGCGTGAGACCATTCCGGGCATTGTTAATCGTGAGACCTTCCCTGCTTGGATATCTTCTACCATGAGATTCGTTGATGTGCCGTGATACATTCGTCCGGGCATAACAGCATTCAGAGCCTTGCCGTAACGTCGTTCATACGCCTGTATAGCTCGAATAACCTTCCATTGCCCTTTCTTATCATGGATATGTGAGGCTCCAACACAGATATCAAAATCGCGAGGAATCTCCATAGGCTTGAAGAATGAAGGGTGCGTCGGCTTTTTAAAGGCAAGGTGAAATCGCCCATAACGATCTTTGCCATTCTCGCTTACAAGATCATTAAAGACTACATCCCAAAATTGCCATACTCCCCTATTGGTAGCCGCCTGATAGAAGAGAACCCATTTCTGTTCCTTCTTCCACTGTTGGAGGCATGGAAACCAACTCTTAAAGCCTCCTCGCACGAATATAATGTCATCAGGCTCTATATGCTTAAAAAACTGGTTGATGTGTGGAACAACTCTAAACCTAAACTTGGGAGTGAATTCGTAGAGGCCCGGAAATCTTGCCGACTCCATGACAACCTCTACGTCATCCACAATCCCTAAGTCAAGCATCCTTGACCACATGTAGCAAAAGCCTTCTGACACGAAATCCTTGATTAGATCGGGTGGCAGCGTGGCGTTCTCGTCAAACGGTATTGGATGACCTGCACTGCCTACACTGGTAAAGAGATACTTGACTCGCAGCATAGCTCACTCCCACAACTGAGATTCTGCCATGATCGGAGCGTAATACCTCTCATACAGAGAGTCCCAATTGTACTTTTGGCGCATGAACGTCTTTGTCATCACCGCCTCATTCTGTGCCATCCTGCCGAGCGTGATCAAAGCAATGTCGGTGAAATACTTCTCCTCGTTCTTGCACGTAAATTCCATGTGATGTGAACCAAAATCGAAGTAGATCGGCTGGAGACCACCTACCTCGAACATCATGTTTAATGACTTATTCAGCACACAGTAAACGCCACCTGCCAATGCCGCCTCTGGAAGTACAAGGCCAAAGCTCTCTTCTCTTGTTGGGAAAATGAAAAGGTTAGAGCATTGAAAAAGCTCTCTCAGAATCCTTGAAGGCAGGCCCACATTGTACTTGCCCTCCAGCCACTCTGATGTAAAAATTACCTCCTCACCAACCTTCAATCCGTTACGCTGTGCAATCTTTTTATAATGGTCGATAGACTGCTGCTCCCGTAACGTTGTCGCCCACTGGTTTGCCAGCACGAGGCAGACCGATCTGCCCTGCTTTTTCATCTTGGATAGAATAAGCATGACCTCTCGTACCCGTTTGGCTTCAAGCCTATCAACAGAAGCAGGGTAAACCTGCACTATATCGGCTCGCATAACTGCGGGAAACTCATCAATAAAGGCGCATGTGTCATCAGAGAACTCAAACCATGACCTCAAGTCTTTGATGTGTGGAATGACTCTCACATCATCAGGCCAGCCCCGAAAAGATTCTGAAACTCGAATGGACTCAGTTCTGTTAGGGTACACGAGTTTGTGCTTAGTGCCGTAGAACTTCCGCAAATCCCAGTAGTCTCTTGGCTCTCCCGAAGGAACAGAGTGAATCCAGTGGAGCCATCTCGTATCTGGCAGCATCCGCCCTGCATCGCCACAAGCCAAGCCGTATGGCATGAACCAGCCAGAGAATACAAAGTCGTGAGTGAGGACTACTGGAACGTCTTGTAATTCAGTCGCGAGCATTGCCGCCGTTGTTCTCTGGATATCGCTATGCTCTGTAGTAATATCCTTCATGCTCTGGTAGTCGATCAGGTGTGTGAATGGAATTACCTTTTTCAGTGTAACGTCATCCGAGAAGGTCTCACCGTGGTAATGATCATTTACGAATAGTAAGACCTCGTGGCCATGTTCAGCAAGCATCCTCGCTTGGTCTTTCACAATACCTGTGAGCGAGTATCCGGGCTGAAACTCCATCATGTTTGTTAAGATTGCTACTTTGGGTTTATCAGACATCCTACTCTCCTTTCATTACGATTCTGCCACGAGGCAGTCGTATATTTGAAATAGCGGTTGCAAGCGCTTGCCAACCTTACGAGATTTCACCATGATTCTCTCAGTTTGTCAAGAAAAAATCACGTTTTTATGGTACCGTGGTCGTCGTAGTCGTACTCGAACTCGTGGTCGTTGTAGTCGTCGTACTCGTTGTGGTAGCTCCAGCAGTGGTAGCCACGGTCTTAACGGCTTCTATCCTTCCTGCCCAGTTGACTGTATCTCCCACGCTTCCAGTGACTCGAACACGCACATCGTTACCACTCACGTCAATTGTGCAGTCCCAAGCAGGGTCGGATTCCTCTGACCATTCTGCGGATACAGAACCTTGGATAGCTGCCCCACCTGTCGATCTTCGATATACTAATGCCCTTCTGACATACGATGCTCTGTGGGCGCTTCCTTGTACCGCCACTACCCGAGCTTCGATGTACCATGCTTCGCCTGCTGCCAAGGTCTTAGATAGCAGTGTAGTTGCTGAGGCGTTCGTCGTGTTGACCAATGCATGATTATCAAGGTCTCCTTCAGTATCAAGGTCTCCATAGGGAAACAGGATAAGATAAGTAGCCGCCAGCGCTACCCCAACAGCTTTTGCTCCCTGATTTGGCTTTGTCTGTGTCAACGCTCCAGCAGCCGTGGCGTACACGAGAGACCCCGGAGTCCATGTCCACCCCGCATTATACATGTAGCCATCAACCTGAAGCTGTCCTGTGGCACCTGCGGCTGTGGACGTTGATTGCCAAACTCCCTTGAATGACTTAGAGTCAGTGCATAAGATCGCTCTGCCCGATGAATCGAGTTGGCAAGCCTGATATTTAGTGAGCGTCCCACCAAAAGCTGCAAGGGTAAACGTTCTACCTGCCTCAAGTTTTGCTAATGCATCATTGTAATACGTCCACCATTCCACTCCCCCTGCTACCAATTGATTCAAAAGCCAGTGAACTGTTGCTGCCATGTTCTCCTCCTATGCAAAGATATTCACTGTATGCGAAGTCTGACTACTCACTGTAGAACCTCCCCTCTTGGAGAGCTTCATGACAAAGTTTGTCAGCCCACCATCTGCCGCCTGTGCTGCCGAGGTGTATGTCCAACTGTTTGTAAGGCTCTGGTAACTATTAACCAGAGTGGTAAGGCCCACATCCCAAATCTCGATACACCATTCTTGAAAATCTGCATCCTCTTCTCCAGTCACCGAAGCGGTAGAGCATCCAGAGGCAAACCTATTGACGCTCATCCACGTAAACAGCAAGTCGCCTTCTGAGACGTTATGCGCCCCTGCAACCTCTGGCTGCCCATTAACCAATAGATTCAAGCCTTGAATTGGTTTTTTATCCTTTCCAATTATCGCCACATCGTATTCTGTACAATCAGCTAAGTCTTGGAGATCGCCTGCAAAGTTCATGGAGGCCAATTTAAAGTACAACGTTCTGTACAAATCTGCAACAGTCAGGTTTACACGCCGCTTGTCATTGTACACTGCTACCAAATCTGTTGCAATTACGGACAGGGAACTTGTAAGCTGCGTAAATCCTGTTAAATCTATCAGAAGATCAGTAAGTCGCCATACCTTTGCCGAAAGCAGGGTACATGTGGCGAATCGGCAGTATACCGTCCCATACGCTCCCTGCAAGATAAACAAATTCTGGAACGGAGTCTGGAGCAGAGCATCTAAACTGACTGCTGATGAGAGCGTATCCTCCGTGTCTAATGTAATCGTGATGTACGGCTTGCCTGCTAAAATACCTACAGCCGTCACCACTCCAGTAATCCCACTGCTAAACTGTTTATCTACAAGATCGAACGTACCTCCAGAGGTATATGATCTATACCCATACGCACCAGCCCATTGCACCTCATCAGGGGCCGAGAAGTATATCGAAAGCTTGGGTTCGCCTTGCGAATACATCGCAGGCCATTCCTCCAAAACCACATGAGTCACTGCCGACGCAGGGTCACTAATTCCGGGGGCTGGAGATGGAGTAGACTCATCATCAAACTCAGGGTCTATTGCAGTATCATAGTACTCAAGCACTTCCACTGCATCAAGTCTGATACCTCCGTCTTCCATCTCGGATACGTTGACTGCACGAAACTTCTTTGAACTCAACTCAAGATCGGCATCAGTATAGTCAAAGACCTGTCCGGGCGAAATCCCACGTGCGGAAGGTCTCAATGGTAGAGAGATTGTCTCTGGCTGCTGCATCCCTTTTCTTAGGGTCATGTGAGCCATTCTCTGCGCCCTTGAATGTTTACAAATACCTGCAAGCTGAAGGGTCTCTGGCTTTCTCCCATACCTATCAATATCAGGCATGTCATCTGCCTTCGCCGTACCAGTATAATACTCATTATTCCTTCTCGTGTACTCAACAATGATATGGTTGGCGTACCCTTCTCTTCCTTGCTTTGTGATCGAAACAGGAAACTGCTCATTTCCTCTTTTGACATCATCTTTTGTGTAGCTCACAACCGAGGCTTCTACTTTATTTTGCCTATGGGCAAGCTGTCCGTTGTAGTACGAGAAAAACCCATCATGGTGTTGCAAGACACACTGGATGAAGTCAATAAACGTCATCTGTCTGTCGAAATAAAACGACACAAGCAGATCGTTGATATCACAGTAACTCTGCGTATCGGCAAAGACTGCGGAATTCAGATATGAAGCGTCTAATCCTGCTCCGTACAAAGCATTTGTAAGGACATCGTAAGTAACTCTCGCAGGGTTATCATCCACTCCATAGACTTTAAGCAAGAAAGCGCCAACAATCTGATAGTAAGCTGTTGGAGCTGCTGCTGTTCCCATAGCTGCTACATAAATCAGGGAGCCTTGCAGACACAAAGCACCTGGGTTAAAAGTCATCGAAGGCCACGGAGTGACCATCTCTACAAGGGAAAAATCCTTCACATCTACCACATTAAGCCGTAACACGTTGCCCCAACTGGTTATCATTGCCGCATACTGTGATCTTCTCGGGTTGTCTTCATCATAGCCAAAAGTAAATTTGGCAGGACAGTATGAGTATCCCCCAAAACCTATGGAATCAAGTTGAGCAAATGTTTTGGGATTCAATTCTGCTAAGCCAGAAGACGTAGCCTGAAGTAAAACCTCATTAGCCTCATCGTAGCATAAGCCAGACGTATAGAACGAAACTGGCTGGACAGGGCCATGCGTAATGTATGCATCCCTTTTTCTATGCCTACAAATCCTTGACCCAACCATACCTCCCCCATATGCAGCCCACAGGTAGTCTGCATCTCCAGTGACATCGTAGTAGTCATAGTTAAGGTTAGCTCCTCCTCCTCCAGAAACGTAGTGCGTGGTGCCGAGTCCGTCAGTATCTACCTCAGTGAAAGTGGAAGCGGAAGGCCAGTTGTACGCATAAAACCAAAACTTATGGTTTTTCTCATCCCATCCACAGCAGCGAGAATAGTAGCAATAAGCTGGCAACTGCATGGAACGGACTATGCTATTGCTGCGTGGGTCATACTCAGACATGTAGTCTTTCCACAGTCCTCCAACGTACTTCATGTGCATCACATAAATAGAATTCTCTGCTCTTACAAGTGTCCAAGCGTAAAAAATGGCATCAGAAGTCTTTATACCATAAAGAAACGCTCCTGTCGCTCTATCATAAGTCCTAATTACATACTCTCCTGTAGCAGTCCTTGTCCAGCATCCTGATACCACAAGAAATTCACCAAGGGGAGCTACTCCGTAGGTTGTAGCCACAGAAGCCTGCTGTTGTTGAGATGTCCATAACGTCACTACGTCTTCGGTTACTACTCTGCTCACCTCAAAAGTGAAGTTAGGCAGTGTCGGACTCTGCCCAAGACTATAGTTGTCAAAAACAACGTAGCATAGATTCTTCCAAACTGGAACACGCTTGCCCAAGGCAGTAAGCTTTGCACTCATATGAGCGTCTGCGGCAATTTGCGTTCCTGTGTACACAGTATACTTGTTTGAATCTACCTCCTTATTATTCGCCCAACACTTAAGAACATCTGCCTCTCCCATGCATAGACCCAAAGCAAACGAGCAGGAATACAGGTAGTAAAAACCTGCTTCTTGTCCTCCCATTCCTTTACCTGCTTCGATCTCAACCTTCACTGCCCTGAAGTTTCCATACCAAATTAAGTTACCCGGAATTCTTCTTTGTCCATATAGTACAGGAATTGGAGTACCATATTGGGAGGACATGATCTGTAGCCCTGATGGTTGGGGCTGATCAGCTTCCGCTACATCTGGAGGAAAGAGCAAGCCTCCGATCATCATGCCTATGGAAAATCCAAGCATAGGATTCCCAAAGAACATTCCAATGACTGCACCCGCTACCGCAAAAATCGACTGTCCTACATTTGCCATGGGAACGGTCTCCAGACTGATCTCAGTCGTTGCTTGTAATACGGAGTGACTTCTTCTTTCACTACTCCCTTTCTAATGTGAGCATGAATAATCTCGTTATCGCCAACAAAGATTCCTGCATGAGAGGCACATTTACCCTCTTTGAAAAGCAGAACATCGCCAATCTGAACACCCTCCAAGCTTCGCATTTCATGTTCTGTTAGCTGCAAGCGATTGCAGAACTTTTCGATCTCCTTCTCTAAGGCTGATTCACTGTTGTGCAAGGCCCAATCTCTATTGTACTTAGGCGGGTCATATTCCTTTGGCACCCAGTCCATCTCTTTTCCTACCTTGATAAGAAACTGCACACAGTCAGTAGCATAACCTTTAACCGCCTGTCCATGCATCCACCTTGCCCCGAGCCATCCTGTCAGTTCATTAACCAAATGCTCTTCTGCTAATGTCATGTCAGCCCCCACATTACGTCCGGCTTTGGAATGTACTCAAAGCCAAGAAAGTTTGCATAATTGCTAAATTTCTCGTCACACTGCGCTCCTGTTTTGTTGCATCCGGGTATCGCTACAAACGTGTCTCCAATGCCTATCGTCTGGTAGAATGGCACACTCAGGGTAACAAACCCATTGGCGTGAAATAAGATCGTTCTGTACATACCAGTATTTAGCCCACTCGTCATCAAGACCTCTCCATTCTTCCAATACTTCAAAGGATGTGAAGTGGTAGAGAAGATCGTAGAATAGATATAGCGCTCAGTCGAATTGATCAAGCATGTTCCATTCTCTTGATAGGTTGCTTTATTCAATCCGCAGTAATCATCGAATAGGCTATGGTTGCAATGCTCTGAATAGATCAGTCGTGGGAACTTATCTTTCAATCTCTCAAGAAGTGAGCCACAAGAGAGCGTCAAAATACCTTGATTGTAAGTAACATCGCCATTAATCCAACCAATGAAGACTGTCTGGTAATTCGCAGGATTAGCAGCTTCAACCAAATACACTGTCACTTTGGCATTTCGCAAGTAGCCTTCCCTGACTACTCTGTACATAGACAAAGTAAGCGTACCTACTTGGATTCCAATAATCCCTGCTTGGATATCAAGCTTGTCAGTCGAAAAATCGGAGTGAAACTGGATATCTCCCCGCTTAATCGGAATGGCTTGGTAGCTCTGGCCTCCAAAAGAGAAACTCGTTTTGTAGCTTGTAAAATAAGCCGATGCACTATACATCTCCAACTCTATCTTGTACAGTTCCACTAAACTTAACTGCTTCTGCGAAAGATCAATCGCCATCTCATTCTCCTACTAAATGAATATCCCTGTATAGCTGGTAAGAGCATACTTCTTACACAGATAGCTCGACAGATAGGTGATATAAACCAGATTTGACGAACCCAACAGTATGTACTCAGCTACCTTCCCATCAAAAGCCCCATACGACAACGAACCCACACACCCTGAAGCATAAATCGTCTGTGTCGGCTGCAATGCAGTACGAATAAACCCACCGTTATACAGCATGTAATGACGACGAGTATCACTTACTGCAATAAACAAGCCCCAATCAGAATAATCGCTTCCAAACTGTCCGTAGCAAGTAAGGCAGCCATCTCCATGCCCATAAATCTGAAAGTAGTTCGTTCCAAGGCTGATGCCTAACCCTCTATTTGCACCTTTATGATGAGGCGCAATTAGATATCTCTTACCCGTAAGCCCATCTGTGCGTGTCGTGGACTCTGAAGCAGCAGTAACCGTTGCCTCCGCTTTCGCCACAATGAGATATGTAAAGGCGGTATTCGCAAGATCATGAGAAATAGAAATCCGGTCGTTTGAGCCGTCGAAGTCGAGGGCAGGAAGCCCATTGATCTGATTCACCTTGTATAACGGCCTGTATGCTGCTGTGGCCTGCTCCCAATTCCTCCCACCTCCTGCTAAATCTGCTACTGAAGATACTGCATCACCATCTGCAAGACCTGTTATTTGACTTACATCCAACCAAGCCAACAAAATTGATCTTGGAACGAGATTATAGGGACTTGGAGTATTATGCTGCTCTGGCATAAAGCCTACATCCATTCTGTTCTTGAATTCATGTCTCATCTCATACACCTACAATGGCCCTAAAATAATTCTCAATGTACTGACGTAACGAATCATCCTTTCCAAGAATCATTGCAAATCCTACCAAATCACACTGTAGTAAGTAATCAGGAGTCCCTGACCAGTAATGACCTGAAATTGTTGGATAGTAAGCTGAGTACGTCGGTGCTGTATATCCAGCAGTAAGCCAGTTAGTATCCTCTCCATCCAAAACGCCATTTCTATAGACCCGCACTGTTTTGTTCTGCCAGTCAAAGACAAACGAATGCACTACCCATTCATCCACCGAAATACCAGTACCAGCATCTACGTAATCGTAGGCATCTGCATCATTCCTCCTTCCTCCAACCCTAAGCGCCCCTGTCGTCATCACGGTAGCTCCACAACGAGTTGAACCTGTATTAGTAGACTGAACAAAGATAATACCCTCTTTTGTCACAGGAATTGCTCGGCAACACCAAGCCACAATAAACGTGTTTGAATAAACGTAGCAATTCAAGTCTCTACGAAAAAAGTACGCCTCTTGTGTCCCATCAAAGCGAATAACTGGGTAGCCATTGATCACATTTTTGACAAACGTTGGGCTTTTTGCCGTATACCCCTGCAAGAAATTACCACAGCCTGCAAAATCGGATGCCCTGTTCACTGTCGCCCCATCTGCAAAGTCATTCTCTATGAGTGGAGTAGCAAGGAACGTATACACTCCGGGGGAGGTAAACGCTATGGCCTCTGGCCTCTTTTCGTTACGATGTGCCAGCCTCCATAGCTCTGCTGCTGAAGACATCGAATGACGTGGCACTTGTGGAATGCTCCCTGTCAGAATTCTACCCCTATAAGGCATCCGTCCCATTCTTACTCTCCTATGCAGAAATCCTGTTTACATATCCGTGAATCATTACTACGTTTGCGGCGGCAGCAAAAGCTCGCACAACGGCGCTATTTGTCAAGACCAGTCCGGGTACGATGCACTTCAGGCCATCCTCTGCTTTAACGGTAAACTCAATCAGATCATCGGGAGCGCCAGTGCCTCCAAACTCGATTGTCAGCTTTCTGTCTGTAGTATCAGAATTGACCGCCCACAGCCAAAGCTCATCCAAATCCGTTGCATGAGCGGTATGAATCGTTGTACC